TTACTCCTTGCCCGCGAAATTGCGGGGTGAGTAGAGGCTGACACGCGTGTCAGGTTGTTTCAAGACATCGGCGGGGGTTTTTATGTCAGATGAGTGATGAACGTTATGTAAGACTAATCTGACTCAATCAGCCAATGCAACACGAAGAATATGCAGGCGCCCCACGGGTCTTTGCACAACAAAAATAACACGGCGATCCACCTAATCACGACGGGCTGCCGCTACGCGTGCTGCATCCTTTGCTCGATAAACTCTCATATATTCGCGCATGTACGCACGGTGCGGACCGGGATCGCGCTGTTGTCGATAGTGGGGCTGACAGAGGCCGTGCGCATGGTGCTTGCGTCGACAGCCCTTGACATCACAGAGTCTCACTCGATTCCTTTCACCACGATTTCGTTGATGTCGGTACGTTCCTCGCGGGGAACGCTCAGCATCCGGTTCGTGTTGTTCCGAACATCGAACATCAACCGGCAACCCTTGCAGCCGTTGTAAGGCTGCATTTTCCCTTGGTAGTTGGGGTGCACCGGGCACTGGATCGTAATCGCGAAACTCACGGTTTAACGGCCCAATCGTGGCACGTTAGAAAAACCGTTACAACGAGCGCCGCCTCGAAATCGAACAGCGTGCCGACCGTTACCGTGACGATGTCCGACACGCGTATCGGTTTCCTGCCGTGGCGTCGCTCATAGCGGCGGAACGCTACGGCCTTGCGCTCAACACGCAGGAATTCGCGCTCGGCCCTAAGACGCTCGTATTCATTGGCGGTCGTGTTAGCATTTACGTCGCTCACGTCGAGTCGGCCCCGCCGAGCGACACGCAGTTGTACACCGTGATCCGGACGATCGCCATTAGAAATACGATTGTGGTCATGAGCGGTGATTCTCCGTTTACATAACAGACAGGTGATCTTGTGGGCGGGGCCAGTCCGACCCTCGACGCCACAGAGTGAGAGCGAGAATTCATTACGGCCGTGTATTTTCGATTTCATTGCCGCGCAACATACCACGTATGACGCGGCTGTCAATACGAATCGCTGTCCTCGCTCCCCTCAAACGATGCATCGCCCGGGTCTACGCCCTTCGTGGGGCCGTACTCGTGCCAGTCCGCATCAACAGCGCAGGTAATCGGTACAGGACGTGACGGCATGGCAGGGAACTCCGGGCAGCGGGGGACTACCCGGAATTATCTCACTTACCGCAGCGCATCATTCTCTCAATTTGACACACTCTACGCATTTATCGTCAACGGTACGCCGCCCGCTGACATGTTTTTTAGAACAACAGCGCTTTCCTACGTCGTAGACGGTCAATCCGTCCAGTTTGGCCCTTTCGCGGCTCTGTTCTTTACGCTCCCGAGGTGTAAGAGGCCGCAGATCACTATAGATACTCATGTGAATTTCTCAGCCATCGTCGGTTCGTGGTCGTATTTCGCCATCAACGCCGGATCCGCCCTTAGATGTTTGAGCGCTTCTAAATGCCATCGCTTATCTGCCATGTAGCGGAACACGGCCTGCGCCTCAATTTCGGAGCCGGGGGCGCCGTCAGTCTCTTGAAATACAAACGGCGTGAGTGGGAGAAATTTACTCCATTCCGGTTTAGGCTCATCTGCGACGGTGCGGAGCAGGCAACGAACGCAAGCCCCATTGCTCGTATAGCGCTCGGCCAAATGCCCTCGGCGGCATGTGGTACCCGTGAAATAGCGTTTCAGCCGTCCGGCTTCGGCTTGATCGCGAGTTAAGATAGTTTTGTTGTTCAAGTTTAAAAATCCTATGTTGGTGGTTGAGGGTTTTTTAGTGCTAACTGTTGTGAAATGTATCATACATTCTACCTATTAGATACTACACTATAAACTAAAAAGTCTCGCGTCCCCAATATAGGATTTTGCAGATCCAACAATTAACACTAAACAATATTAGTAGACAGATCGGTCTGGTTGTAGTTTCCGATTGAATAGGTAGACTGGTCTGTATGGTAAACCCACTACCAACCACTACCGTGGCCGCCCCGCCGCTGCCGCCCATCCCGTTGCTGACGCGACGCCAAGAGGCGTACGCCCGATGCGTGGCCGAGGGCATGAGCTACGCGCAAGCGTTCCGCACGGCGGGCCTCAATGCGTCTACAGCGATGAGCCAGTCGAATCAGATTCAGGATCTTAATCGGCTGCCCCACGTGCGCGCTCGCATCGCTGAGCTGCGCGTGCATGCAACGGAGCGCGCCGCAAGTACCGTGGCCGAGCGTATGGCATGGCTCCGGCTTATCATCACGGCTGACCCGAATGAGCTGACGCGCACCGTGCGGGACCCCTGTGATTTGTGCTGGACTGATGCTGATATCGCCGCAGCGTATACGGCTCACTTCGCCTCGGCAGTATTCGACCCTGAGGCGCCGCGTCCAGGGCCGCCCGACCCTACACAGCCTCGACACGGATGTCAGCATTGCAAAGGGAAGGGCTATACGCACGTCATCTTGACGCCGTCCGATCAGCTGAGCCCCGAGGGCCGAGCACTGTTCAAGGGATGCAAGCAAAACGCCAAGGGTGAAATCGAGGTTCTCATGCACGATCAGCTGGCAGCGGCTGAGATGCTCAACAAACTGCAGTCGGCTTATGTCACGCGCAGCATGAACCTCAATGCCAACGTGGCCGTGCCGATCGCGCGTGACGCCGACCCGAACGAGGCGCTCAAACTGTTCGATGCGTTCGGCTCGTGACGGCCCTCGTCCTACTTGCCCCGTTCGCCGTGCTGGGAGGGTTGCTGTGTCTGCTGAGCCGTCTGCGGTAATCCCCTCGAGCGAGGCGATAGCCGAAAGGGCCTATCGGGCGATGCACAGGCCGCCGGCTGCCCGGACGCTGTTTGAAGAGGTCCTACGCACCCCTATTGACGAACGCCGCGTACGGTGGCTCTCCGTCGGTCCTGATGAACGTGTTATGGTAAGTGCCTACGCCACGCGCCGGCTCGAGCTACGGGACATATTCGGCCCGGGCGCCGAGACGATGCAGGCACGTGAGGACTGCCTCTCATGGCTCAGGCGGGACGAATTGAACTTGCGATCTGCGGACAAAATCGCGTGGGTCAAACGTTACTACTCGCGGAGCGCTGATACCCTCGCGGATTTCATCAACGATTGGGGATACACCATTGACCCTCGCATCTTGAACGAGGGGCGCAACCCGGTCATCGCGTTCGCCTTGTTCCCCAAGCAGCGCGAAATGATTCGATGGATGATCGCGTGTTGGGCCGACAGCAAGCCGGGCGTCGTCGTCAAGTCACGTGACGTGGGTGCCTCGTGGGTCGCCATGGCCCTCCTCTGTGCGCTCTGCATATTTCGTAACGGATTCGCGGCCGGCGTCGGCTCAGCGGTCGAGATCAAGATTGATCGCAGCGGCGACCCTGACACGTTGTTCCACAAGGTCCGTTCATTCCTCGAGCACCTACCAGTCGAGTTCAACGGGGGATTTAATCTCGACACGTGCAGCGCTGACAAGCGCGTCAGTTTCCCGCTGACCGGCTCATCGATCACGGGTGAGGCCGGAGACCAAGCGGGACGCGGCGGCCGTAAGGCAATCTACATCGTTGATGAGGCGGCGCATTTCGAGCACCCCAAGATCATCGATAAGAACCTGTCAGCGAATACGAAATGCCGTATCGACATGTCCAGCGTCAACGGCATGGCGAACAGTTTCTACACGCGCGCTCATAATCCCGCCATCCGTCGGTTTGATTTCACGTGGCGCGACGACCCACGCAAGAACGACGGCAAGCGCAACGCCGAGGGGCTTACGTGGTATGAGCAGCAGTGCGCCGAGCTAGACGAGATCGTCGTCAAGCAGGAAATAGACTGCGATTTCGCCGCGTCGCTCGAGGGCGTGTGCATCCCCTCGCAGTGGGTGCAGGCTGCGATCGACATCGACAAATTCCTCGGGCTGGATCTCGAGGGTGGCGCGTGGCGTGCAGCGCTTGACATCGCGGACCGCGGCAACGACAAGAACGCGATCGTGCTCACGAAGGGCCGCAAGATGAAATTCGCCGCGCAGTGGTCCGGCAAGGGCAGCGACACGGGCTACAGCGTGCAGCGGGCCATGGCGATCTGTGAGGCGCACGGCATCCCGGCGTTCGATTATGACGCGGATGGCATGGGCGGCGCGGCCGTGCACAGCGACGCGCGACTCATCAACGAGGCACGTGGCGAGGCGCAGGCCAAAATGAAATCGCCCAAGCCTGCCGAGTATTTCGCGGCCGGCACGATCGGCACGCACCCGTACCGCGGCTCAGAGGCCGTCGTACGACCCGAGTCGATCGTCCCGGGCACGAAGCGCAAGGCCAAGGATCTGTTCGCCAACCGCAAGGCGCAAACCTGGTACGAGGGCCGGCTGGGATTCTTCAACGCCTGGAAAGCGCGCAACGGCAAGCCGTATGATGTGAGCCGAATTATCTGCATCGCGGGGGATCTCGCCAACGAGGACGGTAAGCCCAGCCTGCGTGACTTGCTCGTCTCGCAGCTCTCCCAAGCCACGGTCAAGGAAACGTTGACGGGTAAGATTCAAATCGACAAGGCGCCTGATGACGTGGCGAGCCCCGACATAGCCGACGCAGCGCTGATGACCACGGCGCCTCGGAAGTCGTCGATGAACAACATGGGAGCGTTGCTTGCCATGGTCAGCGGCCCGCAGTAGAATCGCCGCCATGCTCAGAAAACTCGCAGCCTCGTTGAATCCCTTCGCGCGCAAGCCCGCGCCCCCGGCTCCGAGCGATGAGCCGCCCGTTGATACGCATCCTCACTCGTTCGCCTGCGAGTGTGCGCCCTGCACGACCGAGACAGCGCGACTCACGGCCGAACGCCTACGGGTGCAGGGCACATGAGGGGTCGTAGCGTTGGCCGCCTGATCGACACCGCTGAGCGGCTGTTGTTGGCGGATGTCTCATCGATCGGTCTCGGCCCTGAATCACAGATACCGCACCGGATCGCGCGTGCGTTCGCGCTCGCGGAGAAATTCATTGCCGAGGCCGAGCGGCGCGAAGGGCCGGACGACGGCCGCCCCACGTGAGCCCGACGCCCGGTCAGTTCAATCGCGGATATGCGGTCACGGTCGCACGTGTGCTTGATATCGCCGTCGCCGGCTGGATCTGGCGGCAGTACGACATCACGATTTCAGCTGAATGTGGCCTCGCGCTACGGCTCGAGACGCCGCCCATATGGGCTATCGTGATCGGCCGTTGGTTCTTGAATCGTATCGAAGCGAACCACTGCGAACTTGCGATTGCGGCCGACTACGCGCGGGCGCAGGCTGTTGAGCTGTTGCTACGACCGCGGGCCGCGTGATACGCTGGCGTCGGTTCGCAGTATTCCCTTGAACTGCCGCGCGTCCGGCGGGGCATATTCGGGTCTACTCCTCCCGGTGGTGGTATGCCCACGCTCGGACCGCGTCAAATTCTGTCCAGCAAGAACCACACGACCAGCTCGGCGAACACGAGCCACACCATAACCGCGTTGACGCCTCGCATGATCGCCACGGCTCTGTTCATCGCCGCGTCACGTCCACGGCTCACGGCGCGTAAACCTTCGACTGCGGTAACCCACAATGGACACAGTGCGCCTCGAGATCGACGACACCGCGGGCGAACACGTGGTCGCATAGGGCCTGTCGCGTCCGTATAACCTCGTCGTGCTCCGCTTGCTCGCGAGGGGTCATGTGGAGTCGCTGACGTTGCGTGTCGTAACAGTCGCACCATAGGTTGTCACATTGGGTCATACCGGCCGCCCGATACGAACGATCGTCACCACGTCCCATATGCGCGTCTTGTAGGCCGCCTCGTCTAGGTTGCGAGCCTGGATCACGTAGGTATGCCGGATGCACGCGAGGCCGACGGTAACGCTATAGGCGTTCAACGGAGAGCGCCACGGATGCGAGCGTCTGATTCTGCGTAGCCGGCGGCGCGATCGGCGAGCCACGCAAGCACGTCAGCGTAGTCCGACACAGAGTAATCTTGGCCCGCCATCAGAAACCCGCCGCGGGCGCCCGGTCGTTCGTGTTTCTTGACTCCCCAATATTGAACGTACGGCGCCTCGCGTCGTTTGTTGATCTGATAAAATCGACGTTCGGTCATTCCGAGATCGGTCGTGCTCACGTGGACGGCTCCGGCACCACGACGACCGGCAGCACTCGGTACGAGAACGCGTCCGGCGTCTTGTGGAACTGCTTCAGGTACGTGGCCTGTGCGGCCTCGCCGAGATCCGAGCATTGCTTGTAGGTCTCGCAGAACGCGCCGGCTCGCTCGGGTTGGCCGGCGATCATCAGAATCAGCATGAAAATGTGCATGGGTCAGTCTCCGTGGTAGCTATACGTTGTCGTTTTCTTCTAACGAGATAACCGGGCCGCCGCTGTCACGCCATTAACGGGATGATTACGCACGTCTTTCGGTATGTCGATCAGCGGCCAACACGTGAGGCATGATGGTTTGTACCATCCGTTGTTCCACACGATCATGATGGCCCAATCTCGGCAAACACAACAACGTATGTTCATACGAACGCGTACCACAGCCAAACGACGAACAGCGCGACCGCGGCCCAGTTGCAGAATCGGTCAATCCGTGCCATCAGAAAATCCTCCTTGCTGCGCGATCTCGTGAACGGTCAGCGTGTGCCGTCGGTCGCCGTCGCGGAAATCCCGTATCCAGCCGGATATGTTGGCGCGGGCTGCTTGACATACCAATCCGTCGACTTGCGCATCAAGCTGCCGTTGCACTTCATCGGCGACCGCGTTGCATACGTGCTGTCCGGCCGCCTCGCGCTGCCGATACCGACGGTCGGCGATCGGCATGCGCTGCGTTTCCTCGAGCGGGTCGACAATCGATAGCCATTGATTCGCGTCGTATTCGGATTTCATAGCACGCTCCGCATATCTCTAATCGCATCTTGCAGGCGGGAACGGCTCGGGGCATCGGCGTACATCGCGGCTGCGAATTCAAGTAGCAATCGCGCTGTTATTTTCTGCATGTCGTCGGTCGGCGAGGGTACGCACACATGCGCGTCGCGTTGTCCTTTCAGGATGGCGATTTCATCGCGAGCACGCTTGGCCTCTCTTTGCCGAGCATCACGATCGCCGTTGGCCTTGTTGAGCAACGCCCGGTAGTCTTCGGAAATCTGCGCGCGTTGTGCATATATAGCGGCACAATCCTTGCGTGCCTCATCACGTTCCGCCATCAACGCCGTGCATTTGTCCTGCCACGTTTGCATATGGCGTTGGGCGACGTCACGCTCGGTCTGCAACCGGATGTTATCGCGCGCAGCCGCGGCCCAACCCTCGCCGTTCATCATGTCACAGATTCGCTGAGCATGCGATTCCTCGCGGCACGATGCGATGGTGACATTCGGAAATGCATGCAGATTTAGGCCGGCGTCTTTATCGACCACGTCCCAAAAAGTCCGGTGCGGGCCGGAGCGTTGTAGTACAGCAGCGTATTTCATTTCTGTTCATCCTCATATGCGTCAACGATTTGTGTGAGTAGACGAACCTGCTTCGCCTCTAACGGTCGGCCGATCTGTTCCATGCTGCGAGATTGCATCTCGGCTATGAACTGTTCCCGGTCGACACGGCCCGCAGTCGAGAGCGAGGCCAGTAGCGCGCGGCAGTTCGCAGCGGCTACGGCGTCACTCGCGGGGCGCTTCGTCTTGCGGGCGTAGCGGTTGCTGTTCATGGGTGCCATTCTGACACCAATGTCAGGTCATGTCTAGACGTGCGTCACATTTTCTCGAATTCCCGGAACACCCCCAGATTTGAGACGCCGGTCACATTCCTGTAAGCTCGCAACAATGTACCAAACACCCCCGGCGGCCCTCGTGGCCGCAATCGCCGCTGCTATCCCCGTCGCCCCGCCGCGCCGGCCTATGGTCATTTCCCGGGCTTTACGGGCTATTGCGCAGGACGTGCAGGACGGCAAACTGTTGCACCCCCAGCGGCCCGACCGGCCGGCTAATATCTATGGATTCCCCGAGCTGCCGCCGAACGTCATCCCGAAGGATGCGGCGGCCCTCGGCCTCGCCATGGACGGCGCCGGCCCGGTCGTCCTCGCCACGGGTGAAGTGCAGCGGACTACGCTCGCCATGGACGGGGCGGCGTTCGCGCCCTCGTGGGGCTTGAGCGGCTCGCAGGGATTTGCAGGCGGCCTGTGGTTCCCGGGTTATCCGTATCTCGCGGAACTCACGCAAATATCCGAGTACCGCGAGCCGTGCGAGACGATTGCGACCGAGATGACCCGGAAATGGTTCGAGCTGCAGTCCAAGTCCGGCGGCGACAAGTCCGAGAAAATCGCGCAGATCATGGCCGAATGCGACCGGCTCAAGGTGCGCGAGAATTTCTACCGGGCGTTCCTCATCGATTGCGAATTTGGCCGGTCGCAGATTTACCTGAACATCAACGACGCCGATGAGATGAAACGGCAGCTGCCGCTCGAGATCAGCCCCGCCGGTATCCCGGTCGGCAGCCTGAAATCAATCCAGTGTTTCGAGCCGTATTGGTCGACGCCGTATTCGTGGAATGCGCAATTCCCGGAGCGCTCGGACTTCTACAAGCCTACGTCCTGGTATATTATGGGGCGCAAGACGCACAGCGATCGTATCTTGACGTTCATCGGCCGCGAAGTGCCGGACTTGCTGAAGCCGGCGTACAATTTCTCCGGTATATCGATGATTCAGCTCGGCGAAATGGCCGTGAACATGTGGCTGCGGACTCGTAAGGCCGTCAACGATCTAATCAACAATTTCTCGATTCCCGTGCTGGCTACCAATCTTGCGTCCACGCTCGAGGAGGGCGCCCCCGAGGGATCGGGCTTGCTGCCCCGGCTGCAGGCGTTTACGAACCTGCGCAACAACCAAATGGTTGCCGCGATCAGCAAGGATGACGAGGAGTTGAATTTTGCTGAGGCCACGCTCGGGTCGCTGGATAAGCTCCAAGCGCAGTCGCAGGAGCATATGGCGGCTGTGTGGGGCATCCCCTTGGTCAAGCTCACGGGCGTGACGCCGTCCGGCCTGAACGCCTCGAGCGAGGGCGAAATTACTGTATGGTACGACCGCGTCGGCGCGATGCAGGTTCGCATCGGACAGCCCAATCTCGAGATACTCCTCAAGGCTATACAGTGCTCGCTGTTCGGCGCGATCGACGATGACCTCGTGGTGCATTGGATCACGCTTGACGAACCCACACAGAAGGAATTGAGCGAGATCCGCAAGTCCGACGCCGACATGGACACCGGATATATCAACGCGGGCGTGATCTCGCCCGACGAAGCGCGCGTGCGGCTGCAGTCCGACGCCGACTCAGGATATTCAAATCTGACCGGCAACGCGCCGGAGCCCGAGCCTGACCCGGAGCCCACGACAGACCCCGAGGGTGACGCGGGCCGCGAGCATGAGGCGACGCAGGCCGAGCTTGACCGTGAGCATGAATTGACGCTCGCCAAGACGCCGCCGGCCGTGCCTATCAAGGCGAAAACCGGGAAATAGTTGACAGACGCGTCAGCGGCGGTTAGAGTCGCCGCTCATGAGAAAACCTGACTTGATTATCGGGCCGCCCTCAAACCCCCAGACCATCCGATGGCATCTCATCGTCTGGCGTGGCTGGCAGCTGTCATTGCACAAATGGTTGCGCTCGGACGACGACCGGGCTCCGCACGATCACAAAGCCGATAACGTTTCGATTCTGCTGACCGGCTGTTTTCGCGAGATGGTACGGACGCGCGAATGGTTTCAATATCCCGAACGTGTAGGCGGCGGCGCGTATGATTGGAACGTCATGTTACGAGCCGGCTGGATTCATCACGGGGACGGCGAATTCTACCGCGGCGTTGACCGCTGGTATCTCCGCTGGCCCCTCGTCCCGTACTTCCGGCGCGGCGAGACATTGCACCGTGTCGCTCTCCTCTCCGATCGCCCCGTGTGGTCTTTGTGGTTGCGTTGGCCGGCCCGTCGCCGCTGGGGCTACGGATGTCCTAAGGGTTGGGTCGACGCCGATCAATATAATACGATTCGGTCGAATGACACGCCCGGCGGCATGACCGGCGTCAGCGAAGTAGGCCGCGGGTGCGGATAAGAAAACAGTCCCTTCGGCAGATGACGGACGCCGCAGTGATTGAACGAATTCCGACAGTCGATTACGAACGCGGCGTCAAGAACGTCCGCGACATCATAGAGCACCCATTACGCACCCCTGTTCCCGGGAACACGCCGCGATTCTATCGGGGCGCTTTGATTAAACCCACGAAGTAGGAGTATTGACAGACATGGCGAGTAAGACAGTAGTAGCAGCAAAACCCCGCACTGTAGCGGATTTTCGAAATAGTCATGATCGTGACGTGATCGTGCCGACCAAGATTCGCGCGGGCCTCACGAAGCTCCTTGAGATCGGGCCGGAACACTACGAATACGACGAGGGGTTTCGCGCCCTGTGTGGATTGCAGGCCGCGCAGCTCGCCGCGTACCGCGGGCAGTTCGTCAATCATTGGTTCATGACGCCCGGTGTCAGTGGCGGAAAGGGCGAAAAACGGGTATGGTTCGGAAATGCGAAAGTCGCGGCTCGGCTGCGTACGTCGCCCCCTGACGCGGAATAAGACACATGAGTAAGGCACGCACGGCGGCCGATTTTAAAAAGGCGCACCATCCGCTGGCCGAAGCGTCCAAGGTACAGGAGATTTACTCGAATCCCGCGCCTAAGGGCACCGTGCGTTACTTGTTCACGTCTGCGCAGAACGGTACACCCGTTCATCCGAAAGTCTGGAAAGCGATCCAGCGTATGCGTGAACATCTTAGCGCGCATCTATCAGTGATCCAGTTGCGGTACAAAAATCCCACGTCCACATGGACGCGCTCGCAGGAAAACGCCGAGCGATGGGACGAAGTCACGCGGCCGTATTGGCTTAATCAGCGCATGCAAGTCAACAAGAATCTTGTATGCGCCGGATCAATCAAGATTGTCCCGACTGCGGTAGAGCCACTGTCAGGATTTGAAGGACTGACCGGCGGCGAATCAACCATTGTCGGTCATACTAAATATCAGTTCAAAACCGTGCCTGTGCCCGGCGGTCAGATGGCGAAAATCATGACCACGACCGGCGCTTGCACGTTTGCGAACTATACGAATTCGCGGGCCGGCGCAGGCGGCGAGTTTCACCATTGCTACGGTGTGTTGATCGTAGAACTTGACAAGCACGGCATTTTCTATGCTCGTCACGTGAATTTTACCGATGACGGTATCGGTATCGACATTGACACGATGTATACGCCGACGGGCGTGCATTCCGCGCCGCCGTGCGAGGGTATTGCAATCGGCGACAGTCATGCACGATTCACCGACAAGAGTGTCGATAAAGCGACATTTGGGCCGAAAGGTTTGGTCGACGCGATTAAACCAAAACGTATTTATTTCCACGACGTCAATGACGGGTACGCGGTCAATCACCATCATTTCGGAAACCCGTTTAACGAGGCGGCAAAGGCTCGCGCGGGGTATGACGACGTGATGGGGGAAGTACGTGACGCCGTCAACTTCGTGGCGCACCGGACGCCTCCTTACGCCACGAGCTACATTGTTCCCGACAACCACAGTGACGGTTTCTTGAACACATGGATCATCAAAAGCGACTGGAAAAAACTTCCGGTTATCCAGCGTAGTTTCTACCTTGAAACAGCGCGCGTGATGAGCGACAGCGCTAAGATTGGGCCGGGTGGCACGGAATATACGAACCCGTGGCCGTATTGGGTCAATCGAATCATGGACGAGGTTTGGGACCGTGAGCGCGTCAAGGTCGTTTGCTTGACCGGCAAAGGTGAGCCCGGTTCACGAGTCAAGGGAATTCAGATGGACTTGCACGGGGATCGCGGCCCGAACGGCGCCCGAGGCAGTATCAAGAATCTGCGGCGCGTCGGCGTACGTGTCATGATCGGCCACGCTCATAGCCCTGGCGCGAATGAGGGGGCCATGCAGGTTGGCACGTCTTCCCGGCTGCAGCTCGAGTATAATGCCGCGGGCGTCTCGGGTTGGCTGCACACGCACGGCCTCGTGCATGCGAACGGAAAACGTCAGCTCGTGACGATCATCAGCGGGAAATTTCGGCTATGAACCTCATCGCGTTCTCAGGGCTGCCGCGCTCAGGGAAGGACACGGCGGCCGATTGGCTTTGCATGCACGGGTATACGCGGATGAAGTTCGCCACGCCGTTCAAGCGCGCTGCGGCGCCCCTCCTCGGCCGTACATATGAAGATATAGACGGGCAGAACGGTTTCGACCGGGACGCGATCCTGCCGGAATGGGGATTCACTACCCGTGATTTCCTGCAGCGATTCGGCAACGAAGCGATGAAGGGAACTTTCGGCGAGGATTTTTGGGTTCGGCACATGCTGCACACAATCGCCGGCCTCGACCGCGTCGTGATTACCGACTGCCGTTTCGAGAACGAGGCGAAAATGATTCGCAGTCTTGGCGGGATCGTGGTTGGCATTGACCGGCCCGGCCTCACGGCGAGCGCTCACGCGAGTGACGCGGGCGTGGTCGTGGACTGTGTCGTGACGAACGACGGCACGTTGCCGCAATTCGCTGAGAAAATCGGCAAACTGATGAGTGAATATCATGCCGCTGTTGCGCGCCGCGCCGCTACCGAACAGCAATAAGCCGGTCACGCTTCGCCCGATTCACGCCAACGCGGGGCTTGAATCGTGGTACCGCGCTGAACTTGACGACGCAATCGCCGCCATGGTGCTCGAGGTTTCCCGCGGCGTACTGGCGGCGTACGGATCGCTCGAGCCGCAGACCATGGCCGCAGATTGGGCAAGCGTCGCGAGTTGGCCCGATTCCTTAATCAATTTCGATGCGCCCGCCAACCCCTCACTATTGCTGCGCGCTGCGCTTCGCAAATGGGGCGGCCTATGGGTCTCGAAATTTGACCGGCTGTCACTGGATCTTTCCGCGGCGTTCGCCCGGAAATCCTTCAGCATGACACAAACTCAAATGCGTGCCGCGTTGAAAGAGGCGGGGTTTACCGTCAAGTTCGATCCGACTCCGGCGAGTCGCGCCGCATATCAGGGCGTCGTCGCCGAACAGGTAAACCTTATCAAATCGATCCCGGCTGAATATCTAAAGGCTGTCGAATCGAAAGTGTGGAATTCAGTTATGAAGGGCGGCGACATGCACGCGCTGTCCACGGAACTGCGGAAAACCTACGGTGTGACTCGTGACCGGGCGGCCACGATTGCCAGGGATCAGAATCAGAAGGCAAAGGCCACGATTGAAAAAACCCGGCGCGAAGAACTCGGCATAACCGAGGCGTACTGGCAGCACTCAGCCGGCGGGAAGGTTCCGCGCGCGACCCACGTGGCGATGAGCGGCAAGCGCTACCGACTGTCCGAGGGTATGTATGACAGTAATGTCAGTGCTTATATAATGCCAGGTGAATTACCGAATTGCCGGTGTACGTCGAAAGCGATTATACCGGCGTTTGATACTGAGGCGCCTGCACGAAACACGCCGCTGTTGCGCGCTGCGGCGGGTCGCGCTAGATAGTTTTTTTTTAAACAGAGGAAACTTGAAAATGAGCGAATTATCACAGAATGATATTTCTAACGAATTGTGGCGCGAATACGATTTCGGCGGCCGAGTCTATCGCATTGAAAACCCCGTTACTTTATTCATGCGATCAGGCGGTACAACGCATCGCGTGGTTGATTCAGTTAATGTAACGCATTGCGTGCCCGCTCCTGGCGTGAACGGATGCGTGTTACGCTGGACAGGGTGCGACGGGCACGGCGTGAAATTCTGAAAACGGCGACACTGCGTATCGTTCCGATTACGTTTCGTGAGGCGTGCCAGTTCGTAACGCTTCACCATAGGCACAACAAAGCGCCGCAAGGGCATAAATTTTCTATCGGTCTGAAATTTATAGGTAGTCTTTTCGGCGTAGCGATGGTCGGGCGGCCGATTGCTCGAGCGTTGGACGATGGCGAAACGGCGGAAATTAATCGCACGTGCGTCATAGGTTTTGATAACGCAAATTCAATGTTGTACGGGGCGTGTTGGCGGGCTTGCCGAGCGATGGGATACCGGCGCATGGTCACGTATACACAGGCCGATGAGTCGGGCGCATCATTGCGGGCCGCGGGTGCGCGGCGAGTTAAAGAGCTTGCTGCGCGCGGATCGTGGGCCGAATCAAGCGTTTCTCTTAGGGATATCCGAGACACCGACGGATCGGGCGGCGTGCCTCGGGTTAGATGGGAGTGGATAGCGACGACCTAAAACAGATACACTGCGGACATGCCCCTCAAGACTGGATCATCTCAGGCCGCCATCTCGGCTAATATCCGCACGGAACGCAAAGCCGGCAAGCCGGAGAAACAGGCTATTGCCATCGCGGAGAACAAGGCACGCGGCGATTGTGATGTCGATTACGACGAGGAAATCGAGAACGACTGCGAGACCGCTATGGACTCTGGCCGGCGTCTCGCATTCGACCGTCGCATAGAAACGATCGACGGGCATCTCGTGGTCACGGGTTGCCACATTACCAAAGCAAATGTATGCGGGTATTTGGGCGCCGAAATCCCGAACAGCGAAGCACTCGGCCTCGATCCGTCCAAAATTTACATGCTGTACCGAGACGCCGCGGAGATCCAGGCGGGCAAGGAAACCTACAACCGCGTTCCGTTGCTCATGCAACACGTGGCCGTGAGTGCCGACAGTCCGCAACAGTTTCTCACTGTCGGCACTGCGAGCAATGCGCGATTCACGCATCCGTATCTTGACGCGGATCTTACGATATGGACGCGCGAAGGTATCGACGCAATCGAGTCGGGCGCGCAACGCGAGCTGAGCTGTGGATACCGTTACGTGCCTGAGATGACGCCCGGCACTTCGCCTGAGGGCGAGAAATACGACGGCCGCATGACGCAGATTGTCGCCAACCATATCGCGCTTGTTGAGGCCGGCCGTGCCGGTCCTGACGTGATGGTAGCTGACGCTGTGTTGCAATCGCGTATTCGTTTGCCGTAATATCGCATCACACGTGACGTACGTCACAGTCTTTCGAACATTCCTCAGGAACAACGCACCATGAAATTGACAACTGTTGCCGCGGCTGTCGCCGCTCTCCTCGCCACCGACGCCAAGCCGACGGAAGCGCAGATCATGGCCGCGTGTATCGCCGCCGACAAAAAGGCGAAGGATGAAGGCGGCCTCGGTCCGGTCGAGATCCAGGACAAGGCGAAGGACGAAAAGGAAAAGGCCGATGACGAAAAAGAGTTCGGCGCCGAGGACGCGAAAGAGGAATATTTCGGCCACACGAAAGACGAGTGGGAAGACATGCCGGCGAAGGATCGCGCCGCCGCTCGCGACAAGGCGCGCGACTCCAAGGAGTCCGAACTCGAAAATGCCGAGGACGGCGAAGTTGAGCCGAAAGAGTCGGTGACCGGCGGCGGCAAGCCCGCGGGTAATGCCGGTCCGAAACCGGCGTCCGACAAAAAGGGTATGGACGCGGCCGGCGTCGCCTCCCTGATCGCAGCGAACGACGCGAAGCACGCAGCGGCCCGCGAAGTTGAATCAATTCTCGGCGTGGTCACGTACGACTCGGCCGACGCGTATTACAAGGCCGCGCTGACCAAGCTCGGCGTTGACACCGCGGGCGTCCACGCATCAGCGTTCCCGTCCATGCTCAAGCTCGCGAAGGATCGCGCCGAAGCGCGCACCCCGACGATGGCGAGCGACGCCGCGACGGTCAAGACGATGGCGACCGCAATCAAAGGTTACGACCGCCTCGCGGCCCGTTAATTTCAAGCTCACGTAAACAGGACTCGCAAACATGCCCTTTCAGTCAAAAGTGAATATTCTCCCCGCCCCGGGCGTTGCCGGCGATTTCGCCAGCACGAATCCGTTCTCGTCTGTGCTTGCAGGTCCGGGTGCGCTCGTCGCGCCGGCCGGCGGCCTCACGGTCGGCAATTTCTTCTGGGTCGGCCCCGCCGGTCAGACTTCGCAGTCCTTCGTGAGCGGATGGCAGATCGCGTTCCTCGGCCGCAACGAGCAGGCACTCATTACCGAATTCCTCGGCGAATTCTCGATGGTCGTGCCGCAGGGTTTCATGGTCACCGGTTTCGACGGTGGCGACTTCTGGGCATACTTCGCCGGGGGCGCAACCGCTCTGGCGCAGGTTTACGCCGACGAAGACACGGGCGCACCGCAGATGCAGGCCACGAATACGGGTACCGGTTCGGTCGGTTTCACGGGTACCGCGAGTTTCGCAACCAACGTCATGACCGTCGTGACGCAGACCGCGGGCAGCCTCATTGAAGTCGGCGACGTAGTCACGTCCGCGACCGTCACGTCCGGGACTACCATTCTGGCGCAGCTGACCGGAACGCCGGGCGCAGTCGGCAGCACGTACAGCCTCAGCACTTCTCCGGGCACGATCGCGACACAGGCCGCGACGACCGCCAGCAACGTGCTGAATCTGACCGCTCTGACGACCGGCGGATTCTCCGTCGGCGATGTCATCACCGGAACCGGTGTGACCACTGGCACCACGATCGCGGCGCAGTTGAGCGGCGCGGCCGGCGGGGTCGGGACGTACCTTCTGCAGATTCCGGGCGGCGTGCCTTTCCACACCGCATCGGAGACCATCACGGGGCCGGCGAATACTGTGGCAACGGGCTGGACGGTCGGCGCGATCACTCTGACCGGAGCCGGCGTCGCAAAGATCAGCGCGAACGTAACCTAATTTTTGATTTGACGAACGAACAGGACACGCAAACATGACCCGCATTGCACTTGACCACGCCGACATTGCCCGCCGCTACGGCATACACTTTATGTCCGGGCTCGCCCAAGAGGCCCGCGGCATGCAGTTGATTGACCGTTCGCTGAGCTACGACGCACAGCCGGCCCTCGTGACCGCTGCGAACGCGGGCATACCGTCGCTGTTCACTACCTACGTGGATCCGCAGACGATCGAGATTCGCGTCGCGCCGATGAAGGCAATCGAACTCTACGGCGAGACCAAGAAAGGCACGTGGGTTTCCGATACCGCGATGTTCATCCTCTTGGAGCGAACCGGCGAAGTCTCGAGCTACGGCGACTTCTCGCAGGACGGAATGTCCAACGCGAACGCGAATTTCCCGCAGCGTCAGTCGTATCATTTCCAGACCAACACTCGTTGGGGCGAGCGCGAACTCGCGCGGGCCGCCGAGGCGAAAATCGATTGGGCGAGCGAAGTCAACCGCGGGTCCGTGCTGGCACTGAAGAAATTCGAAAATGACATGTACCTGTTCGGGATCGCCGGGTTGCAGAACTACGGCGGCACGAATGACCCGAGCTTGGCCCCGTCACTGTCGGTCACGTCCACGTGGTTCGGCGGAACGACTTCGGTCATTTACGGCGACATCCTGCGCCTCGTCCAGGAAATGGTCATCAACACGTTCGGCCTGACCAATCAGGAAACGCCGATGACCTTGGGTATCAGCCCGGGCAACGCCGTCAATCTGAGCAACACGGATCCCGTGAACAACGTGAACGTGTACACGCTCATCAAGACGAACTTCCCCAACCTGAAGATTGTCACGGTTCCTGAGTTCGCCATAAACGGTGGCGGCAATGCTGGCGGCACGGAGTTCGTGCAGCTGATTGCGGAATCGCTGGACGGTCAGAAGGTTTGCGAGGCTGCGTTCACCGAAAAGATGCGCGCGCACGCGATCGTGACCAAGACGTCCTCGTGGGAGCAGAAGAAGTCTTCGGGCGGTTGGGGTGTGATTTTCTACATGCCGGTCGCTGTCGTTTCGATGACCGGCGCGTAAAGCTCCGGCCCATCATGGGCAACTGCTGTTCGCCACAAAATAGCCCCGTCGCTGCGTTCGCGTACGACGGGGCTTTCGCATCTGCGCCCCTCGCACAGAACCTCGAGCTGCGCGCGCCGTTCGCGTCAGTCGTCGCCGGCCCGGGTGCGCCGCGCTCGAACTTCCCGGGCACCATACAAGGCCGTTTCGGTTGGCTGAACTTATCCACGGGTCTCGTGAATAACACGCGAACCGCGTCCGACGATGTCATCGGCATCGTGATTCCGTTCCGTTCGTTGAACGGCGCCAACGGTGGCGTTGTAGGCGGTCCTCGCGAGCTTGCAGGCTGGCAGAACGCTTCCACGTGGCAATTCTTCGATCCGACCGTTACGCCGTGTGGCGGGATCCGCGTGCGGCCGGGTCTCGTAGTTACGCTCCACGCCCGCGGCAATTTTTGGTTGCGCTTCGCCGGGGGCGCGATCTACGGCAATTCCGTGTATGCCTCCCTCGTGGACGGCTCGGCCGTGTCCGGTTCGGCTGCCAATACCGAATTGACCCCGTTTAAGGTATGCTCGATTGCCGCACCGGGTAATCTTGCAATTGTCTCGAGTACGGCGAAATTCACACCATAGATAGGAGTTTGGACCATGGGTATTGCGAAAGAAACAGTCATCATAGGATGCAAATTGCCGAACGGGCTCGTGCTTGAAGTCGGTTACGAAATCAGCCCGACGGGCGCACAGATCAAGTCAAGCGACTATCAGCGGATAGTCATCAAGGGATGGAACGCGCACAGCGAAGAGATGCGCCGTCAGCTGATCGCCGTCAAGAGTGACGCTGGCGTGCCGCACGCGCTCAATACGCGTCCGTTTCTGAATCGGAACATCCCCAAAGAATTTTGGACGCGTTGGGTCTCCGAGCACAAACGTTCGTGGTTGCTCAAGAACGAAATTTTGTTCGAAGCGAACGACGAGGCGAGCGCGGCCCTCCGCGTGTCCGAGGCCGACAAGACGCCGAAAGTGTTTGAGCCGATCGACCGGAACAAGATTCGAATTCCCGGTATCACTCAGGCCGATTTCTCCAAGGCGTAATTCATGCCCGTAGTTCCGTGTACGACAGTTCAGCCCGTTTTCGGTATCGTCAATTATTCGGCGGCCGAGTTCCTTGCGTCGTACCCGGAATTTACGGGCATCAATAATGCGACGCCGCAAGCGCTCGCCAACGATTTCGTGGGTGCCACGTTCCTCCTGAACAACACGTGCTGTTCGCGCGTGCAGGATGCGAATCAACGCATGTTCTTGCTGTACTTGCTGACGGCGCATATCGCGGCGATCCATCAAGGATTGAATGATGGTGGCGTGGGCTCGCCGTTGTTTACCGGTGTCGGGTCAATAGCACCGGGCTCGCCGTCCATACTCACGGTATCGGCAGTGAATCAAGGCGCCCTGTCCGTTGGAGCGTCGCTCTATGACGGCCCCGCAGGAACGATTATCCCCGGGACCGTTATCGCCAGCTTGGGGACCGGAACGGGCGGCCTTGGTACCTACAATCTCAATGTCTCGCAGACCGTCGCGTCCGAAACGATTATAGTGCCCGGCGTGCCGAACATCGTCCCGCCGCTTGGGATCGTGGGCCGCATCAACAACGCTAGTGAGGGCGACGTATCGGTGGCGAGCGAATGGCAGGCGCCTCCGAACGCGAATCAGGCGTATTTTGTACAGACCAAGTACGGTGCTGATTATTGGACAATGACCGCCCGGTATCGTCTCGCGCTGTTCGTTCCGGCGCCGCT